TACATATGGTGGTGCATCACAGCCATTGTTCCGACAGTCAGTAGAAGGATCAGGATTTGCTGTGGCACTAAGAGTAAATGATGGTGGAGAGACAGCACCATATTCACTAAAAGGTTTTCAATTAGAATATCAAGTAGGAGCAAGAAGGTAAATGGGAGCAACATACACAAGACAATCCTCGTACTCTGACGGTGATGTTATCACGGCAGCCCACACTAATGACGAGTTTAATCAGTTATTAGCAGTCTTTCAAGCAAGCACTGGACATACACACGATGGCACTGCTAATGAAGGTGGTCCTATAACTAAGATGCTTGGCACATCTCTTACACTAGGAGATGGCACAGCAGGTACAGACATCACTGTAACCTTTGATGGTGAAACATCAGACGGTGTACTCAAGTGGATGGAAGATGAAGACTACTTTGAGTTTAGTGATGACATACTTGTAGCGTCCACAGAAAAGCTACAGTTCCGTGATACAGCTATATACATCAACTCTAGCACTGACGGACAGCTTGACCTTGTAGCAGATACAGAGATACAGATAGCAGCCACAACTATTGACATGAATGGTGCTGCTGACATCTCAGGTAATTTAGGAGTGGGTGGCAACCTTACTGTTACAGGCAATGCTACTGTTTCAGGCAACATCATAATAGGTAGTGCTGATATAAATGAAACAGAGCTAGAGATATTAGATGGACTCACTGTCACAACAGCAGAGGTAAATGTATTAGATGGTATTACATCAACTACAGCAGAACTAAATATAATAGACGGTGATACTTCTGCCACCTCTACCACACTAGCAGATGCCGACAGAGTAGTAGTCAACGATGCAGGAACTATGAAGCAGGTAGCTCTCACAGACTTTGAGACTTACTTTGAATCAGCATTAGATACTTTATCGAATGTAACCACAGTAGGTGCGTTAAACTCAGGTAGTATCACTTCTGGTTTTGGCACAATAGATACAGGCTCATCTACTATAACAACAACAGGTCTTATTACAGGTGGCTCACTTGATATAGATGATGTATTAATAAACGGTTCTAACATAGGACATACTGATGACACTGATTTAATCACAGTAGCCAACGGTCTTGTCACAGTGGCAGGTGA